GTAACCGGGTTGGCACGCTTCCTGCTGGTACGCAAACACGTAACCGGGTTGGCACGCTTCCTGCTGGTACGCAAACACGTAACCGGGTTGGCACGCTTCCTGCTGGTACGCGTTCACGTACTCCCTGAATCCATCGTTCAAGTACTCGTGTATTTTAACGACTGACACCACCACCCTTGCCGGGGGGAGGGGGGTCCGAGGGGGCCGGGATAGGGTGTGTATCGGCTGTAAAATTTTCCCCCAAACCGAAGGCAACCCTTTTTTTAACGGTTGACGCTACCCGAAAACAGGGGTACAGGGGTGCATGGCAGAACCATCCACAAAACGACAGGCCGTCAAACGACGGGAGCAGCGTCTGGAGCGTGCCTTGGCCGCCGGACGAGAACCGGGGAGATCAGGTCGCCCGGCAAAAGCGTGCCCTCACTGCGGGGAAAAAGCGCCCAAGGACAGGGGTTGGTGCACCGAATGCGGCCGACGGGTCGCCCGGAAGCACAAGGACCCCCTCGCTGACCTCCACGCCGAGATAAAACAGGCCAAAATTGCATCCCTCGACACAGAGGCAGCCAGACCCCAATGCGTTGAAATCGGCACTGGGCAGGGTGGAGACAGCGGACAGGGTCAGATCTGCGACGGGAACGGCTTTTACGCAACAAATGGAGGGTCTCTGCAGAATCTTCTTGACGGCGGCCCGCGGAACACGTAAAACGAGCTTGCCGGGTAGCGAGGACCCAGGCACCTGAGGGGCCCTGCAGTGTCGAGTGACGCTGCAGGGCTTTTTCGTTCCCGGACGGTGGCGGCGGTCGACAGCCAGCAGGACGGTCGGCGCGGGGGTGGATCCGTCGTCAAAAACCAGGGAAATCGAAACCCGCCCAAAAGACTTCCTGGAAAACGTAAATTTTGAATGGGATATATGGGTCTTATGGGGTACCCCATACTCCTTCCCCATACTTCCCATATAACCCATGGACTTTTTTTTTCTGATGCTCTATGGGGGGAGATTTGAACCTGCAACCGTTTTTCGCGCAGAACGCGCCCCCAATGTCGGTTCCGCGCTCAGGGTCACAGGGTTACAGGGCTAGCCCACCCCGATCTTGCTAGGAAATCAGAAAAAATACCTCGTCTGAATTGTACAATAAACACGACGACACCCCCCATTCCCCATGTACCCCATAGACCCCCATAGAAAAAAATCCTAACAAATGGCCATTTTTGCAGCACTCAAAAACCCATGCTGCATTTTGCTGCAGAAATGGCCCCAATCGGGAAAAATTTCCTATGGGGGTCTATGGGGTTCTATGGGGAAATCGCCGTTTTTCGCCCAAAAAATACTACCACTCTACTTTTACTACTCGTTTAACACCTCACCGACTACCTTTACGACGAAAAATCGCGTGCGACACTTTCTGATTTGCGGCAGCTCCCGTACCAAAAGGGCCCTCTAAGCCCTGAATCCATGAACCCCTGCAGCCCCATCCATGAACCCCTGATCCCACCTTCCCAATCTCCCTGATCCCACCTGCCCGATCCACTGATCCCCCTACCCGACCCCTTGTTCCCGATCTCCGGAATCATGGCAACCTGGCTTCGAGGCCATCGATCCCGACCTGCAGCCCACTCCAAAAACCCGTGCCGCCAAAGTATACTCGACTCCGAAAACCCGTTGCAAGTTCTCAAAATTTTAGGGCACTGCGCAAAAATTTTGAAAAAAGGCCGTTAAAAGTTAAAGACGAAAAAAACCGTTGCAAAGCTCCACAGCCCATGTATGCTACCCCGCCATGAATTTGCACGATCTTCTACGACCGCCGCCGCAGATCCCGGATCTGACGCCGATCAACATGTCACTCGAGGCCCGGAGGAGGGCTCTGAAGGAAAGGGGACTGCGTTCGCGGCAGCTTGTCGTGCTGCTTGACGACGACGAGATGCGGGCCCTTCGTATGTATGCAGCCGCACGTGACCTCTGTCTCCGGGACCTGATCACCCGGATGGTGCAGGAATCCATGTCGCGCCACCAGATCATCCCGAGGCCCGCTGCCGAACCTCCCGAGCCTCCTGCCGTAATTTACGGAACACACGTCCCCCCTGCAACCTCCTCAGACCCATCATGCCCTGCCTCGTAATCCCCCGTGTCATGTCCCTCGACGGTGTGTGGGACGTGAGCCCACTCCCGTCCATCTGCCCTGCTCACCTGAAGGGCGTCCCAAAAGCGGTACGCCGTGCATGGCAGGAGTCGCCTCCCGGCTCCCAGACCCCTGATGACTGCCTCGCCGTGCCTGTCGAGGGGATGTCTCCGACCCTGCGCGTCCGCCGGGGGTCGTCGCCCGCCGACTGCAACCCTCCCGTCCGCATCCATTCCATCTTCGTCGACATCGACTCCTACGGCTGGAGGCAGGAGCAGTTCCCCGACCTGAACCCCGACTGCCGTCCCGACGAGCTCGCGCAGGCCATCTCCGACGCCTACGCCGCACGGTACCGCGAACTGTCGGCCAAGGGGCGCTTCGGTGCAGGCATCACTCCATTTGCCCCTGACTGGGTGTACCGGACCCCCGGCGACGGTGTCCGCCTCGTCTGGGAGTTCGACGTGCCTGTCGAAGTGCCTCAGGGCTTCTCACCCGACCGCGAAGCCAATCTCAAGGTCCCATTCGACTTCGTCTCCCGGTTCTGGCAGGAGTTCACAGGGATACAGGGTCTCGCCTTCGGCCGTCAGTTCCGCGCCCGCGGAGTCCACAAGCCGTGGCTGCGTCAGGCTCTGTCGAGCGGGCTGGCCGATGACCTCGCCCCCGACGAGTGCGGCATGCGGGCGACCCAGCCCTATGCCCTTGTGACCTCCGAACGCTGGTCCCCTGTACCCAAGCCTCCAGGGACCCCGGCCATTCCCGACATTCAGATGATCGCCGACGCCGCGGCCGCCAGCGTCTTCCGGACCATGTACCGTGTCGCCGACTCTCTGGGCGACGACCGCACGTATCAGGACGTCGGGGCCATGCTCGAGAACAAGTTCGGTCACCTGCTGCCGGGTATCGGGACCATGGGTATCGGCTGCAAGATGGGCCACTTCATGGACTCGCAGTTCAACCCCCTGCCTGCCGTCAGCACGCGCAACCCGAGAGCCTGTGAAATCCGCGACCGGGGCATCGCCGTCCACTCGACGTCGGGCACCCTTGTCAACGGGTTTTACACCTGGGTCCAGATCCTGCATGAGGAGCTCGAAGTCCGGCAGTCGCAGAGCTTCACCGAGATTGCTTCGCGGTACTGCGTCAACTTCGCGTCGGCTACTGGGTCCGTTCCCATCCGTGTACGTCCGGGGTACTTCTGGAAGCTCGACGGCGAGTGGCTGCGGGAAATCAGCGAAGACACCCTCCGGCACGAGCTGGCGACCGAGTGGAAGCTCTCGCCCAAGCGCAAGGACGGCGGGGCGTCGCAGGTCGACTGCGCCATCCACTGCATCGAGAAGACCCGGCAGGTCATCTCCGAGGTCCGTCTGCCCTTCGTCGAGTGGGATCAGGGAGCCATCCGCCCATTTGCCCGTGAAGGGGATCCCAATGCCTATCTGGAGCACAACCTTCTCTACCGCAAGTTCCGCATCGTCGACCCCCACCCTGCACCCGTGAACCCCGATGCCGACTTTCCGACCATCGCCAACTGGCTTCGGGGATTCACAGACGGGCACGCGCTCAACTACCTACTTGCATGGCTGCGTGAGCCATACATCCTCGCATCCCGAAAGGAGACGGCACGGGGTCAGGTCGCCCTGATTCTCGGACCCAAGAACAGCGGGAAGTCCTTCCTGTTCGAGGAGATCCTCTACCCCATGTTCCACGGCGGGCGTCATCCGGCCGACAGCCCGAGCGGCGGCCCATCTGCTGACTTCCTCATCACCGGGTCGCCGTGGACCGGAGCCATTGGCAACCACTTCGCCCTCGTCATCGATGACATCGGCGAAGCTGTCCGCGAGTCCGATCAGGCTGATGCCCGTCTGAGGTTCTCGACAGCCATCAAGACGATCTCCGCGTCGGGTCTCGTCCAGAGCAACACAAAATACGGTGCCCAGCAGACCATCTCCTTCCAGGGGCGCATCCTGTTTCTGGGCAACGAGGAGGACTCCGCAGCCATGATCCCGGCCAGCTCCGAGTCCCTTCTGGACAAGTTCATGCTCTTCAGGGCTCATGGAATCCCGTCAGAGCGTCAGCTCTCGCCCGCCGAGGCCCGCGACCGCTTCCGCGCCGAGCTGCCGTACTTCCTGTCGTGGCTGCGTGCGTGGACTCCGCCCGCCGAGTGCATCCCTCAGACCTCGGGCACTGTCGACAAGTTCGGCGTCCGGGCGTATCAGGACCCCGAGCTCCTCGCTCACTCGCGCTCCGGCGGCCGTAACGCCTCCCTCATGGGCTGGCTCGAGGACTTCCGGGTCAACCTCCTGACCGTCAACAAGGGAAACGGCGTGCCTTCACTCTCCATGAGACTCGATTCCCTGCACACGCAGCTTCACGGCTATCTGACCACCATCGGGGCTCTCGTCAATCCACGCGACTTTCCATCAGCGCATGGATTTTCGATCGCTCTGGGCGTCATCATGCGGCAGCAGGGAGCCGAGCTTCCGTGGCTGACTGTCTCGACCGACGACGCTGGCCGGAGGACGGCAACCCTGAGCCTTGACCCCTCGATACCGTCGCGTGCTGCCCCGTCGGCCGCCGTCACTGCCAATGGAACCCCTGTCGCCCTGCTGCCATGTCCACTTTGAATTGCACCGAATCTGAAGTAACTCTCCCAATCGTAGAAACATCGCGTTTCACAAAGTTTCTGGAAATCACGGAAGAAGAAAACGCAAGAACTTACTTGAATCACGTACTTCCTTACATAAGTACGGAAGAAATAAGAGATGTCGCTTTAGATTATCTTCTTTCTGGATCACTAGATCTCGAATCGTATTCAGTTGTGAATTATCAAATTTTAGATATGCTAAAAATAAATTTAGCTTTAGACAGGCAAGTTCTAAACTTTTTGCTGTTTTTACGGGCGCGAGCCACGTATGACTCTAACGAACTCAGCCAATACGGGCTGCTTATGCATATATCTGCTAGAACTGAAGATCTCGAGTTTTTCTATGATTTTCTGCTTCAACTAAAATACCCTCTGCCATGTCCCTTGTAAGCGCCATCACAGACCTCACAGACCTCTTAGCCAGAGCCCGAAGCTCCACCATCAGAAACTTCATGTATGTCACGGAGACGGAACGGCTTATTCCATATCTGGCAGACCTTCTGCCAAGCATTCAGCAGGAAAGGCTTGCAACGGCCGTTACGGATTTCTGCATGACTGGGTGTTTTCCAGAAGGGTACTACCTTCCATTGATGGCCCCGCACACCGATGTAGACCACCTCGCCCACACTGTGCTGAATCTCGCGGCTGTACGTCAAAGAGCTGCTTTCGATAACAGAGACCCCATTGATCTCGCGTGTATGCTGTACGGAAGGCTCGAAGCGCTGGACACAATCCACAAGATGATGAAAACCATGAAACCCGAAGAATATGAAATTTGACCCTACAATACACCATTCCGCGATCCCCACGTATACTTGTGCTGGAGGGTACACCGTGAACGGGGGAGACCCTGCAGAGGCCGACGAAATAGTCCGAATTCACAGGAAGCTCATTGATCACGAGTACATGCAACCGTTCTTCATGGCCATCCTTCCCCAGCTCACCGACGACCGTCAGATCGAAATGGTCACCGACTACCTGGCTACAGGAGGGAAGTTTTGTCCTAAACCTGGATGGCTCGTGCAATCCGACCTAGTGTCCAGATACGGGATAATTCAAAACATATTGGACATAATCTTCTTCAAGGACCGGAAAAACATATGGAACACACGCCCATCAGTGGTCGAAGGTTACCGTAAATGCCTTTTGTTCGTGCAACAAACCCTAAGGAATAGCCAGAAATGAACTTAAAAAGTGCGTACATCAGTGTACACAGGTATATGTTCTACGGACTTGCGTATGAGGAAGCCCTTGAGCTTGGGGAGACCATGGATTACATCCTCGACGAAGACAGGGCGAAAAAGTTCGTTCTTGCCATACTGTCCGAGCTTCCCGGAAACATGGCCGACCATTTTGTAGACCCCATTTTGTCCTGGGTGTGTGGATGCGAACTAACGCTGATATGGAAATATTCACTAGAAGCGTGGCTTCCGTATGATGACTTTTGCATAGAGCACCAATTATTAGCTATTTGTTTTTATTCATATTTCATTCAAGAAAATAATTTTATTCCTTTTGGTGAGTATGAAAGCCGAAAACTTCAACGCTTTACCAGAGAAATTAAGAAAACCATGAAACGATTGATCCAAGATGACTAAAAAATACGATCACAGCTTAATAAGGGTGCCAATTAGTTTTTCTTATGACGCCAGAAGCATTATTGCTGAAGGAAGAACAATATTGAGTCGGGAATTTAGAAGTAAGATTGCTACTATATTACTTACTAAGTTGCAAGGTAAGCATTTTGACGCTCTCACGGACTCTTTGATGACTGATCCTGCCATAAAAGGTCCGCATAATGATTTTTATCCAGCCAACACTCCTTATGAACAAGTAACTAATTTTTTGTTTAATGCGGGATTTAATGAGGAAAGATATATAGAAGCAGTCGATAATTTTGAGTTCTGCATAAATGTTTATCCGCAAAATATTATTGATCATTTAAGTACTACTCGTTATAGTCTTAGCGAAGATTCAACAGTTCGTACGATACAAAGTGTTGTTTTTTTGTCTGGAATTTTGTTTTCTTTTGAGCAAAGTATTGACTACTTTGGTGAGTGGGACATACCTGACGTACGGTTCCTAGAAAACGTCGCTGATAAATTCCGTTTAGAGTTTACAGCCAACATGCGAAATTCCTATATACCACCCTATGATCCAGAAAAAGCAAAGAGCTTCCTGCAAAACCGTCCCGGCCGCCCCGATCATCGCTGACGCCCGTCAGGCCATGGCGGAGATCATCCCATTCCTCCATGATCAAACCGTCCTTGATTTTGCCCTGCGTTTCGCCATGGGGGAGGACTTCAGTCCAGAGCACGCACGCACATACACTCGCCCTGCGACGCGCACCATCTTGAGTCTACCGAAGTTCTTCCAGTTCCGTCAGGACAAACCCCCTTGCCGAGTCCTCCGCGGCATCTACGAGTGTGGGTACGACGGCAGCCCCAACTACCAACTCCACCCAGAATCCGCAAAAGCATTATGTCGATCCATCGGGAAACTCAGGAGCGCCGCCCAAAACGAGGTCGCCCAAGCGAAAAAACTCCAGAAAAACTCTGCTTCTTCCTGACAAAAGCACTGCCGTACACACGTCACCAGATGGTCAAGGCGTGGCTGAAAGAGGTACTTGCAAACCCGAACGAGTACCCTCCTGATCCATCCACGTACTGCCCAGCGTTCGCCCGCTTCGTCGAGAATACCAACCCCCGCTGGGGTGAGCAGCTCGACAAGGCCACTGTCATGCTGGCCTACTGGTGGATCCGCGGGGATTATACCCGAGCAAACGCTGCCCTCCATACTTTCCGGCACCTGCTGTCCCTTGCCGAGGTCGGATCTGGGGTCCCCTTCGAGGAGTCCATCATCGCTTCGTCGAGGAAGCCCCGCCAGCGAGCACGGACAATGCCGTAGCCGCAATTAGCACGGCGTCGCAGGTCCCGAGCGTGATCTTCGTGTCCGGGAACATCGATCGGGCTACCGCAAGAAGCGCCCTCTTGTGCTCTGCCTTCTGCTTGTGACCGGGCAGCTTAGTGCCTAGCTTCTGCTGCCATGTACGCGGCTCGACGTAGCGAACCTTGCCACCGAACCCGCAGAGACGCCCTTCCCACCATCCAAGATTCTGGCCGAACGAAAACGCTGACACTACGCCCTGCCCAGGGAAAGCATGAACGCGCTCCATCATGATGGTGTGAATGTCGTGAGACGACCACTCGCGGAGCTTATAGTCCATGTCCTCCGGGGACCTGAACGGATGCACGGCAATCAGGTCGCCTGAGTCTGAGACGAGAGCAGCGCCCCCGTTCTTGCCGGGATCAATTCCGAGGATCATGGAAGGGAATCACGTTGTCGATGGCTGCGCCAGCTTCGTTGTCGCGGATGGCTCCGAGGATGGCGGAAGACACAAGAAGGGCAAGCTCTTCGGCCGACGGCTGCTCGATCTTCGCCACCCGGATGTCCGTTCCATCAGACCCCGGAAGATCTTCCCCGTGGTCGGCGACGATGGCCATGTATTTGCCCGACGGGGACTTCTGGATGGAGACAGTGACGTTGATGCGGTTCATTCGGTGAATTCAGGGGCCAGACCTTCGATGTCAACGAGTTTCAGGCGGTCGATGTTGGCGGCGAGAAGTTCCATGATTCCCGAATGCGTGAGCCCGAGAGCCTTCGCCCTCTTGGCGAGCTTCTCGTGACTCTCGACAGTGAGCCAGAAGGAATATCGTTCCTTCCTGGGGGCTTGCTTTTCGCCTGACATGTGGGAAACTTGGATCAGTGCCTTGAATAGCGCAAGCACGAACTCACGCGCCCACGATGTCTTCCCTGCCTTCCTACACCGTCCGCACCGCGACCTCTCTGAACACCGCGCTCGCCCGGTCGACAGGCACGCGAATTGTCCTCGGAGCGTCCATTCCCGTCAGCACGGAGATCACCATCCCTGACCGCCACACCATTGTCACAGGGGGATATGGGTTCCAGAAACAAGGCTCCGGCCGGATCAATTTTCACGGGACTCTGGAGGATGAACACCGTCAGGTCTTCTTCGGGTTCAACCCCGGCGACGTCACCGGGCTGTTCCGGTCCCAGGTGGCGCGACCTGTCTGGTGGGGCGCGTATGCACGGACGGCGCATCTTCCGGCGAGCAACGCAGACACCCGCGACGATATCGGGATCAACTGTGCCATTCAGTCGGTTCCCGTCGACAATGCCATCGGTCGCAAAGTTGTTCTTGACACAGGAGCCTACCATGTAGGTCGCCCCATCGACATCTCCGGCCGAAACATCCTGCTGGAAGGTGCGGGCCCCTCACGATCGCACATCTCCACAACCTCGTTCTGGACGACCGACTGGAAAACAGACCCGATGTACGGGGCGAGTTCCCATGGAGCTGTGATCTGGGTGGGATCAAGCTCGGCTGCGTCCGTGTCCAGTTTCAACTCCAGTGTACGCGGGGTCCATGTCAACGGGTACTACGCCGCCACGGCCGTTGCCAACGCGTCCAAGCGAGTGAGTGGGATCTCGTCTTATGGCTGGATGGAAGAGCACACTGCCATTGAGGATGTCACCATTGAGTACTTCAGTGGGTACGGTGTCGGTTGCACTTCCAAACCGGGAATGCTCCGTGTGATGAACGGCTTTGCCCTCCGCAAGTTCTGGATCACCGGAGGATTGCGTGTCGACTGCTGCCCAATCGCCATTGGGGAACACAGTGCCGCGGCTTCTGTACGGGACGGCACCATCGACATGAATCCGGGAATCGGCGATCAGGCCCGCCCCGTCGTGCGCACGGCCATCTGGGCGCAGGGGCAGCATACAATCATCGAAAACATTCACGTTGAGTGGGTTCGGAATGCTGTTCTGGTTCGGGGTGGGGTAACCGGACTCGAGCCTCAAGGGCAGTCTGTGGAAATCCGCGGAGTCGATCTACTGTATGGAGTTGACCACGACATGGCGCAGACTGGGAGGAGTAACCCTGTTACGACCACTCAGCTCCCCGTGTATTCACCGACCTCAACAGATTATGATGACATCTTCAAATGGAGTACGGTTCTGGTAATTGCTGGAAGTTATTCTGACTTAAACCCTTACTCTCTGATTGGGCGAAACGGAACAAATACAGGAGTCGCGGAGCCGATCGCGTACCACCCTCGCGTAGTGGCGAGCTCCTTGAGCGGAAATCTGATGAAATACCTTGTCCGTGATTACGGTATGGGGCAGCACATTCAAGCGTGGAGAACGGAGCAACTGGGAGCGCACTACGGCATGATTGCCCGCTACGTCAGGTCGAATGTCTATGCAACGGGAGCCACGGCGGTTCCGTATTGGGAACCTTCAGTTCCAGGCGGCCCTCGACCGATAGGCACCTTCCCGACCGACAAGACCTACGTGGAGAAGGTCATCTGAACACCCATGAACAAGTACCCGATCAACTTCCGATCCAAGGACGATGTACCCCAAGACGTGTGGGCTGCTGCCCGAGACGCTGTAGCCTGCGGAGTGCCAATCGAAACCATCGCCCGCCGGGCGGGAATCTACAAGACCTGGGTCGAGGAGCGGGCTGCGGCCGAAGACTGGCTCACGCAGGAGAAGCGAGACAGGATCCTGCAGATGTACGAGCAGGACCGCCCCGACAAAGTGACGGAGATCGTCGAGGATCTGGCCCTTGCATCGGCCGCCGTGGGCTCAGACCGGGCCCTGATTCACCGATCCCGGATTGCCTCGCTCGCGAATCAGAAGCTCCTCGAATCCGAGCGGATCATTCAGGCCCCCAAGACGTGGAAGGACCTGCAGATTCTCGACAACATGGCCCGGAAAGCGTTTGGTCTTGACGAGGACGCGAAGCCCGCGGCGATGATTCAGCTCAACCTGCTGAACACCGGGGCTACTGTCGAAGATGCTTGACAGCGTCATTTTGCTGCATTATGCAGCAAGTATGGCACAAAAACCGTTCCCAAAACTCAAGCAGGTGCGCATCAGCGTCATGCTGACCCGTGCGCAGCACGACCGTCTCAAGGAGCTCGCGAAGCTCAACAACCGCTCTGCCACGAAGCAGGCGTCCACTCTTCTGGCACCACATCTCGTCTGATCGACGAATGAAGACCCTGTTTCCGATTCAGGCTACCTCGCGGGATGCCCTGCTGGCGGCCATGAAGAAGCATGGCGCGGCGCTGTGCGGCACTGACACCGGGGGCGGCAAGACACTCACGGCTGTCGAAGTGTGCCGGGCGCTTGGAGCCAAGCCGCTGGTTGTCGCTCCCAAGGCCGTGTTGACTTCCTGGCGACGCGAATTCGAGGCGCAGGGGGTACCGTTCCTCGGCATCGTCGGGTACGAGAAGCTCCGCGCCGGGAACACCGAGTGGCTGAAGAAGGACGGAGCATCATTCAAATGGAGGCTCCCGGAAGGCACTGTCGTCATCTGGGATGAGGTCCATCGGTGTAAGTCCTACAAGAGCCGCAACTCAGCAATGCTGGCGACGTGCAAGGCCCAGAAGATGAGGCCCTTCATGCTGTCTGCTACACCGTTCAACGACCCCACGGAGATGAAAGCTCTGGGGTTCTGTCTGGGCTTGCACAAGCATCACGATTTCTTCCGGTGGGCGCTCGAGAACGGTTGTCAGAGGGACAACTGGAACCGTCTGGTGTTCAACAAAGCGCACAAGGACAAGCTCGAAGCGATCACTAAAATGATCTACCCCGACCGTGGGCACTTCCTGACCCGCGAGGACCTCGGCCCGTACTTCGCCGAGTGCGCTGTGTCGTGGGACCCTGTCGACTTCGATGAAAGCGCAATCCGCAACGCGTACGCCGAAGTGTCAGACCAGCTGGAAACGCTGGCCGAGCGAATCGCCATGGACGGCACTGAGCCCATTGGCCTTGTAGAGCTGCTCCGTGCGCGGCAGAAAGTGGAACTCATCAAGGTGCCCATCATCTCGGACATGATTCAGGACGGACTTGACAACGGAATGTCAGTGTTCGTGGCGCTCAACTTCGTAGGATCACTCGAAGCCCTGAAGCTCAAATACCCTGATGCCGCGGTCATCTGCGGAGGGCAGAGTGCGACTGAAAGGCAGAGGAACATCGACGCTTTTCAGGAGAACCGCACGCACGTCTGCCTTGCCAACATTGCTGCTGGCGGTGTTGGAGTAAGCCTGCATGACGTTGATGGTAAGCATCCGCGCCTCGCTCTCATCAGCCCGTCGTTCAGCGCCATTGATCTCAAACAGGCGCTCGGACGCGTTGACCGCGTAGGGGCGAAAACACCCTCGGTTCAACGCATCCTTGTAGCCGCTGGAACCGTCGAGGAGAAAATTTGTGCGATTCTGAAGCAAAAACTTGATCTTTTCGCGTTGACAAAGCAGGAATCTGACGTAGTTGTGCAGCACCAACCGATAACGATTCAAGATTCAGTGATTTCTACTCCAGAAGCTCCAGCAGGCAATAACGGGCACGCCAAGTTCTCGCCGTCACAGCTCAAGTACTTCAAGTCGTGCCCCGGCTACGGCCCGAACAACACGACCAATGAAGCAGCAGAAGCAGGCACTCGCATCCACGAAGCTCTCGAGCTCGACGATGACTCCAAGCTGCAGAGTGAATGGGAACTCTACATGGCGGGCAAGTGCCGCGAAGTGATCCTCGCGATTATTCGCAAGCACAAGCTGCAGAACGCACAGGATCTCCGCGAAGTCCGTCTCGCCATCAACGCAGGATCCTTCTCCACGTACGGTACATGCGACCGTCTGTTCATCGACGGTGATAGGGCGATTGCGGCTGACTACAAGACCGGGCGCGGCAAGATCGATGACGCCGAGGAAAACTGGCAGTGCTTCGCGTACACCGCCGGAGTCTTCCAGAAGTTCCCACACATTCAGACTGTCGACTTCTACTTCATCACCCCGCAGCGCGATGAAGTCAGCTATGCCAAGTTTCACCGCCTGCAGCTCTCCCGCCTTTTGCGTGACATCGACAATGTCCTTGAGGGTGCAACCAAGGCGCATGCGTACTGGCAGAACGGTAAAGCGCCTCCGATCGAGATGCTGCACCAGAACTCGGACGTTTGCCGCTACTGCCGATTCGCAGACCAGTGTCCCAAGAACAAGGTGCTGGCCATCGAAGTCGCCAAGAAGTATGCGCCCGACATCCTTCTTCCTGACGCTATCCATGGTTCCGACAACGACGACCCGGAGCAGATTGCGGCGATGATGAAGATCATCCCGATCGTCGAAGCGTGGGCTGGCGGAGTGAAGAAGAAAGCCCGGTACATGGCCATCGAGCAGGGCATCCAGCTTCCCGGATACGAAATCACGACCCGCGCAGGCAAGCGCACAATCACCGATGCCAAGGCGGCGTTCGAGCTGGCTGTCGCGAGGGGCGTGACCCCGGAACAATTCATCTCGGCCATCAAGGCCGTGCCCGTCGGAGACTACGAGGACCTCATCTCCTCGACCGCTCCGCGTGGAACCAAGCAGACCGTCATCGAGTCCGTGATGATGGATCTGTATGCCCGAGGAGGTCTGAAGATCTCCGAGGAGTCCCAGAGTTTGACGGAGGTCAAGTGACCATTCCGCCAATAACAAAACAACAAACCTAGCATAATACAATGACAGACATCGCTCCTGCAGTTCAGGCTCATCTCGCCACCTTCAAAGTCGCCACCAACGTGGCTCCTCCGGCCCCCCGCCGCAAGGACCCGGCTCGCGCACAGGCCATCCGCCTCGTGCTCAAGCAGAGTCAGGCTGGCACCAGCATCGAGGTTCCCGCTGACACGGCGTCGACTTGGTCGGTGATCGCCAAGAGCCTCAACCGCTCCATCGCAACGTCCAAGAAGGGCGCTTCGGAAGGTAACACGATCGTGCACATCCTCTCCTGATTCCCTCCATTTGATTCACGAATACTGAAACTCGAAATCCAGATATCATGGCTACTACAGATCTGAGCTCTCTGACTGAAGAAACTGAAGATACCTCCGTCGTCCCAACCGGGGCTTCCGAAACCGCTCTTGTTGTTACACAAGGCGCGGTTCCGGGAGTCTCCGGTGCGGTGGGCAAGGAAGACATCGTCGTGCCGCGCCTCAACGTGGTGCAGAAGATGTCCGACAAGTTCATCGACCTTGGCTTCAACGCGGGTGACGTTGTCTACGCTCAGGAAGTCCTGTTCGCAAACGCATCGAAGGTCGGCAACCTCACGGTTGTCGGGGTCTTCGTGCAGTACCAGCAGGTGCTTCCGTACGGAGGGGACGTCCTTCCCAAGGTGGTGAACACCATCGAGGAAGTCATTGCCAACGGAGGCAGCACGACCATTGGAGCGCCGAACGAGTACAGCAAGATCGCCACGATCACTGGTCTGATCGAGGCCCCGGACGACATCAGCGATGCTCACGAGAGCTTCTTCCCTCTCGAGTTCGAGGGTAAGCTCTACAGCATGGCCAAGTGGACGGTCGCCAAGACCGCTTTCCGCGATGTCGCCAAGCCTCTGCTGACTCAGGCAATGATGTTCGCCCGCAACGGGGGAATCTTCTCGATCAAGTACCAGCTCTCGACGAAGAAGTCGACCAACGGCACCAACTCGTGGTACAGCCCCGTCCTCAAGCAGGTCGGCCGCCATACCCCCGAGTTCACAGAATTCGCAGCCCAGTTCGCTGGGCAGTGAGCCACCAGGTTCCATGAAGGGCTGAGTCTGCACATTCGGCTCGGGGAACCAAAACCAAAGGGCGGCAGCGTGTTCCACTGCACGCTGTCGCCCGACTCTTTTACACCAAGCACCATGAGCAACACGCCATCCGCATCCAATCCTTGGCTTACTGTTCGCAAAGAAGGTAGGGACATAATTGCCAACGACTTCCAAGGACGGGAAGAAACCTTTTCAGTACAAGAAGCGCACATCAAGCTATACTTGTTCATTTTAAGTATCCCACGAGTGTCGTCTCCACGAGGGTCTGTTCAGAAGCTGGCATCCCTTTGTAGTACGGACGACGTAGCCGTCCGTGTTCTACACTTCGACACGGAGCCGACGACCAACACAAAAGCACCTTACTGGTACATACAACATAGGGATCAATTCTGCTTTTATGCAGGAAGTTCATATACACACGCTCCGCGCAACCTAGATGTGCATAATGAGATTGGAGATTTGTCTGATCTAATATTCTACAAGCTCAACACACACTTCCCAAAAATCACCCCCGAAGGGATCGCAGATGCTTGGGCTTAATTTGATTTTGAATTCTTTTGCATATTAAACAATAAAATGAGCAATACCCCCTCCGCATCCAATCCTTGGCTCACCGTCGTCCAAGAAGGGCAGAACATACGAGTCCGGGACTTCCAAGGCAGGGAAGAGACTTTCCACGTATGGGAAACTTTTCAGAAACTGCATCTCTTCAACAGGGGCATACCTAGGTCCCCCGCTGCAAGAGGATCAGTCCAGCAGATGGCTCATGCGCGAAACTCGGAAGACCCAACCATCCGGATTCTATATTTCGACACAGAGCCTAGAAGTGACATTGAACATCCGCATTGGTACATTCAGCACAGAGATTGCTGCTGTTTCTACGCAGGATGCTCTCAGAAACGCAGGGATAAAGGAGAAGCATCTGACGAATACAAAAACGCCATTGAGGATGAACTGGCTACTCTTGCGGAACTAATAACCTCACGGATTCTAACGGACTTCTCCAAGATCAACCCTGAAGAGATCGCAGATGCTTGGGTGTGATTCGAGTTTGAATTTTTCTACATTGAAATATGACATCTCCAAAAGTATTCGCATTCGACTTCGAGACCTACTACAGCAAGACCTGCAGCATCACCGTCGCTGGAATGGACGCGTACCTCCGGCACCCGGAGTTCGACGCATACATGCTCACTGTCGCCGGGAGTGATGGAACCCGGTACGCCGGGCCTCCGGAAGGCTTCGACTGGACGCAGTTCAACGGAGCCGTCCTCGTCGCCCACAACATGGCGTTCGACGGCCCCGTCGCCCGGTGGCTCTTCCAGAAGGGCAAGATCCCGGCTTTTTCTCCAGCCGCGATGCACTGTACCGCCGACATGGTCGCGTACCTCGGAGTGCCGCGCAGCCTCAAGGACTCTTCGTCGTTCCTGCTCGGCGTCACCGTCGACAAGTCGACTCGTGACGACATGAAGAACCAGAAGTGGGAGGAGATGACCCCGGAGTTCCGGGAAGAGGTCACCCGGTACGCTGTCAAGGATGCCGAGCTCTGTCTTGAGCTCTGGCTCAAGTTCAGCGACCAGTGGCCTGAGCACGAGCGGGAGCTTTCTGCCCTCACGCGGTCTTCCGCGGACCACGGCATGTACCTCGACGCCGACGGAGTGAAGCAGGACATAGATCATCTGTCGGGGTTGCTTGCCGACATCGAGCGCCGGATCCCGTGGGCCTACGAGGGGGCACTGTTGTCATACCCGTCATTCTGCGAGCACGTCCGGGCTCTGGGTCTCGTACCTCCGGCGAGTCTCGACAAGAAGAACAAGGAGACCGAGCAGTGGTGCGCGGAGCACCCAGACATCACGTGGGTGAGCGACATGCAGGCGTACCGATCGATCAACGCCCTTCGCGAGAAGCTCCGTTCGCTGCTTGAACGCGTGCGCGAGGACGGAACTGTCGCAACTCCGCTGATGTACGCGGGGGCGCACACTCTGCGGGACAGCGGCACGAGTGGGGTGAACTTCCAGAACCTGCCCCGCGGCGAGATGTACGGGGTCAACCTGCGCAACCGCCTGCAGGCGCGTCCGGGGTATGTTCTTGTGGCGGCTGACCTCTCGGCCATCGAGCCCCGCGCCCTGACCTACCTCGCCCGCGACTTTGGAGTTCTCGAGGCATCACGCGGCGTGAGTGACTGGTACGAAGCGCAGGCCCGCGCTTGGGGCATGTACGCCAAGCCCGAGCCCCTGAAGGTTGGAGACCCTGACCTGCGGACCATGTTCAAGGCGATGGCCATCGGTGTCGGGTACGGAATGTCTGCCAACAAGCTGGCGACCGTCGCCGAGATGGCGCTGGAGCGTGCCCAGCAGATCGTCGGGCTGTTCCGGTCCAAGAACGAGCGGCTGCTGAAGCTGTGGAACGCCCTAGACCGTGGCCTCCGCTCCAGCGTCGGCGAGGATTACTCGGTCACCCTTCCATCGGGGAGGTCGGTGCTGTACCGCTCCGTTGCGTACACTCCGGGCGACAAGGAGAAGAAGGGCGGCGTCTCGTGCCTGTTCGCGAAGCAGGGGTTTGTGCGGATGCGCGTGTGGTTCGGCACCATTGTCGAGAACATCACACAGGCGTTCGCCCGTGACGTTTTCATGGAAAAGGTCATGCAGATCCACAAGGCCGGGTGGCAAGTCGTTCTGCGCGTGCACGACGAAGTCGTATGCGAAGTGCCCGAGGACCGGGTTGACGAGGCCAAGGCGCAGATCCTTCAGATTATGAAGGCGTCGCCCACATTCGCCCCTGATCTGCCACTTGATTCCTCTGTGAATTCTGCGAAGACTTACTACGAGGCCAAGTAGCACCCGGATGGCGAAAGCGAAACCCCTGAAGAATATTCCCCGGCTTGTTCTCTTCCAGCACAGTGAAAAGCTGCTGCTGGCGGAGAACAAGCGTTTCGTGTGGGACCCAGGGGGCCCCGCGCCGCTGCACGACCGTGTCGCTGCAGCCCTGAAGGAGGAAGCCGCGGCCGCGCCGCCCAAGGCCGTCGCAGCCCCCGCCCTTCCGCCCCCGCCACCACCTGTCCCTGTACCCCTGCCCCCAAAACCCCCGCAGGCTGCGCAGCAGAAGCCGGGCGTCCGGCGGTACGGCAAGGTCTTCCCGCCGGGAACCAACGACCTGACCATCGAGCTGCACTGCTTCCTGCACGGTCATTCCGAGGAGAAAGGCGGGCTCGGGAAGTTTGGGCACTTCAGGAACGTCGTGAACATGCTGTGGAACCGTCCCGGCAGCCCCAAGCCGTTCGTCTGGACCGACTGGGCCGAGGAGATGTTCAGGGCGGCGTGCGAGAACCAGTACCTCGCCGTCGCCGGGTGCGCGTCGTCCGGGAAGTCCCACAACTTCGCCATCTGGGGAATTGTCAACTACCTCGCCGCGCCGCAGCAGACGCTCGTGATGGCGACATCTACGACGCTCCGGGAAGCCCGCGGCCGTATCTGGAAGTCCATCTCGGCGTACTGGACGGCAGTCCCAGGGATGCCGGGCAAGATGGTGGACTCCGTCGGACGGATCCGGGGGTTGCACGAATCCGACCCCACGGAGTTCTGGGACGGTACCGGGATTGTCCTCATTCCGTCGGAAAAGAAGTCAGAGCGCGAAGCTGTCGGGAAGCTCGTCGGTATCAAGGCCCCACGGGTGTTCCTGATCGCGGACGAGCTGCCGGAACTCCCCGAATCGATCCTGCACGCTGCCTACTCCAACCTGAGTGCCAACCTTGGGTTTCAGCTCGTGGCACTCGGGAACCCGGCGTCTCACTTCGACGCCTTCGGTGTTTTCTGTGAGCCGAAGGACGGATGGGGGACCATCACGGAGACTGACTACGAATGGGCGACTCGGAAGGGCAAGTGCATCCGGTTCAATGCCGAACTCGGGAAGAACTACACCACCGGGGAGCACGTGTATCCGTTCCTGCAGAGCCGCGAGGTCATCGACGGAATCCGAGAGATGTACGGGGAACGGAGTCTGCAGTACTACCGGATGGTCCGCGCCTTCTGGGCTCCTGTCGGGGTGTCCGACGGCATCTACACCGAGGCAGAGCTGATCCGCGGGATTGCTTCGCGGAAGGCAAACTTCTCCGGCCCGACGACGCGGGTGGCGGGACTCGATCCATCCTTCTCGGCGGGCGGCGACCGCACGATCTGCTACTTCGGGACTGTCGGTCCCTGCGACGGCGTCATGACGCTGCAGCTCGACGAGTGGGTCGCCATCAAGGAGGACGCCTTCTCCAAGGAGATCCCGCGGACGCAACAGATCGCCCGAGCCTTCATTGCCGAGTGCCGGAAGCGGGGCGTCATGCCACGTGCGGCAGCTATCGACTCGACGGGCGGCGGCGGGCCCTTCTGCGACATGGTCGCCGTCGAGTGGGGCACGTCGGATTTCTACCGCGTCAACTTCGGCGGGCCCGCCACCGAGCGCCGGATGTCAGCCATCGATCAGGAGCCTGCGCGGTCCCGGTACTCCAACAGGATGTCCGAAATCTGGTATGTCGGAAAAGAACTGCTCCGCTCCGGGCAGCTCAGGAACATCGGCCCGGATCTGGCGAAGGAGATGGTCGGGCGCACCTACGAGACGAAGAAGCAGGGCACGATGAAGATCAAGGTCGAAGCGAAGGCCGAGTACCGGGCGCGTACGGGCCACAGCCCCGACATCGCGGACGCCGCCTTCGTCCTGTTCGACCTGTGCCGCGAGCGCTTCGGGTTGGCAGGGAACGAACGCTTCGAGACGAATCAGAGGGTCCAGTCTTCGTTCGCACACAAGATGAAGCAGTGGGACGGAGTGTTCTACCACGGGAGAGAACTGCTCTGAGAGAGGCTTGCTAAAATCTGTCAAGCATATATTCTTGCACCATGAACGAAGCTCACGCAGCCTTCTCAGACCTCCAACTCGAGTCAATCAACGAGAAGGGCGAAATCCCGGTGTCCCGCCTGCGTGACGCCAAGACAGGCGTCGAACTGTACCGCTCTCTGCGGAAGGGCGACGAGATCAACTCCATCAACCGGGCGCGGACACAGGCGGCCATCGACGGGGCCCCACCGTTCGACGAGAACTATCTCCGGGCAAACGGGCAGGCGTTCCGGTGCAATCTGAATTTCGGTCAGGGAGAAGCGTTCCTCGAGAACGCCATGTCGGCGTACGTCGACCTGACGACGTCGGTGGAACATCTTCTGCGCGTGGAGACAACGGTGGGTGAGCTTGAGCAGCGCAACGAATGGAGCGGCATCATTTCTGAAGAGATCTCACGGGCGCTCCGGCTGTGGTCGGACTTCACTCCGCGGTTTCTGAACCTTGCACGCAACTTCGTGCTGCACGGTGTCGGGATTTCGTACTTCTCCGACGAGTGGGACTGGCGCTTCCGCACCACGGGGCTTGACGGCATCTTCGTTCCCCGGCAGTCGTCGACGTCCGAGCAGGATCTTGAAGTGGCCGCAGGCTTCAAGACCATGCCGATCCACGAGATGTTCGACTACATCCGGGATCCTGAAATTGCGACCGCCATGGGATGGAATGTCGATGAGGTCCGCAAGGCCATCATGAAGGCGAGCGCCTACAACACGAGCAACGAGCTCGACTGGGAGCGCGTGCAGGCGGAGCTCAAGAACAACGATCTCTACAGCGTGGCGAAGTCCGCTACCGTTCAGGTAGTCCATCTCTGGGTACGCGAGCTGACTGGCAGGGTCTCGCACTTCATCGTCTGCGAGGACGGCTCGGGCAGTGATTTCCTGTACAAGAGGCTCGATCGATACGACTCGATGAATCAGGCGTTCACCTTCTTCCCGTACGGGAACGGCACGAACGGGACGCTGCATTCGATCCGCGGCCTCGGCTACAAGATCTACCCACACCTGCAACTGTCCAACCGCCTGCGCTGTCAGATGGTGGACGGGGCCATGCTCTCGTCCTCGCTGATTCTTCAGCCGGAGAGCGAGGCGGCCCTCGACTCGCTGGCGTTCAACTACATGGGGCCCTTTGCCGTCATGTCGCCGAACGTCAAGTTCATCGACCGCCCGATACCCAACATGTCGACCGCGGCGATCCCGGTGCTCAACGATCTGACGGATACGATGTCCAACCGCGTCGGGCAGTACAGCGCAGCGTCCGTCCTCGGCGGGCAGCAGGAGAAGACCCGGTACGAAGTTGCCGCCCGACTCGACGCCGCGGCCAAGCTCAACGTCACGTCGCTGACGCTGTTCTACGCTCCGTGGGACAGACTGCTCCGTGAAGTCGTTCGGCGCATGACGAACCAGAATCTGAGCCGCGACATGCCCGGCGGCCGGGAGGTCCAGTTCATCATCAACCGCCTCATGGAGCGCGGAGTCCCGCCCGAAGCCTTCTATGCTGTCGACTGGCTGAAGACCCGTGCTGTGCGGGCCGTCGGCGCAGGATCGCAGGCCCAACGCTCTGTCTACCTTCAGCAGCTCACCGAGCTGTCGAGCGCGTTCGATCCGATTGGCCGCAGGCGGCTCATCCGGGATCAGGCAGCCGCTCTCGTCGGATATGAGCAGGCCGACCGCTACATCCCGGCGGACGACGTGCCTCGTCAGCCCATCGACGCCAAGCTCGCGGTGCTCGAAAACTTCCAGCTTGAGCAGGGCAAAGAAGTGGAAGTGCAGCCGGGCGAGATGCACTTCGTCCACCTCGATAACCACATCCCGCGGATGGACGCTCTCGTCGAGGCTGTCGAGAAAGGCGAGATGGCTATTGAAGAGGCCACTGTCATGATTCTGCCACTCTGGACGCACGCCACCCAGCACCTTGAAATGGTGCAGGCGGATGTCATTTCCGAGCAGCTTGTGGCCGCCTACCGGAACCGCCTCAAGTCTTTCAATGAGATCCTCACCAACGGCACCCGGAGGATTGAAAAACTGCAGCGCGAGCAAGCGCAGGCGCAGGAGGAGCAGGCCATGCTCGATCAGCAAAATGGCCAAAATCAGCCCCAAAACACGGAAAATAGCCCAGAATTGCAGGAAAAACTTGTTGAACACAGGCTCAAACTGCAGATGATGTCCGAGGAGCACCAGCTCAAGATGGCCCAGAAGGCGGCGGAGTTCGCGCAGAAGCAGCGACTCACTGACGCCCAGACAGCCCTCAAGATGGCTGGGTCCTCATTGCAATGACCCCAACAGACTGGAAGAAAAATGGCGCACTCCGTGCCGAGTGGACAAGATTCAAAGCCAACCCTGCCTTCAAGGCGGGCATTGATCTCTGTCGCTACCTGAACCGCCCGTTCATCTCCATGCACGGAGATGCCGTGGCGACCCTCGCCACAAGGCAGGCGTTTCAGGCGGGGTTCGAGGCTGCCCTCCGCAGCGTCGAATCTCTTGACACTCTGCAGACCAACTCGACTCAGCAGGAAGTCGGGATCCCGGAGTGGGATTACGTTCCTGCACAACAACATCCACTAGACTAACCAATGGCAGAAGACACCAACCCTCTGATCTCGGCTTTCCAAGCCGCAGCCAACGCGACCGCGCCAGCTCCCGAGCCAGCGCCGTCGCTCGTCCCTGAAATCCCCAACGCAGCTCCTCCTTCCCCTGAGGCACCTCCGGCGCAGCCCGCGGATCCGACGGCTTTCGACAGTCCGATCGACGCGCTCTACAAGAAGTACTCGGAGCAGCCGGAAGCCGACAAGTACCCTGATCCCGATGCCCTGAAGAACGAAACCCCTGAAGCCCGCGCCCGGTGGGGCGAGCTGCGCGGAGAGCTCAAGACGTATCAGACCAAGGCGCAGGAGCTCGAGAGCAAGGTCGCCGAGTACGAAGCCAAACTCGCGGACACCAACAAGCTGTCGGTCACCCCCGAGCTTGAAAACAAGGTCAAGACGTACGAGCAGAAGGTCGCCGAGTACGAGCGCGAGCTGTCGATTGCCCGCGTCGAAGCCACCACGGAGTACAAGCAGGCCGTCACTGAACCGTCTGCGGAGATCTTCGAGGCGGTGTCGGCGATTGCCGGAGCCTACCAGATCGACGAAGAGCAGCTGGCCAATGCCCTCATCGAGGGCGACGTCAAGAAGCAGAATGCCATGCTGTCGGAACTGCTGGACGGAGTAAGTGAGCGCGACCGCGCCCGCGTCTACCGTCTGGCCGACGACATGGGCATGGTGGTCGCCAAGGACCGCGAGATCCGGGAGAAGGCATCGACCGCCTGGGAAGAAGTGCAGGCCCGTGAGCAGGCGACCAAGGAATCCGCCGAGCGCCAGCGCCTGCTGTCGTTCAAGACGGAGACCGAGAGCGTCTTCGGTCTGTTCGGTGAGAAGAAGATCGACAGCCTTGGTTTTGACCTCAACGCCCTGAAGGATCAGGCGCTCAAGGTGGACCTCGACCGGGTGGACGCCAAGACCAAGGCGTACGCCGCGGCCGCGGGTACCATGCTTCCAGAAGCCATCAAGGCAATCACGTCACGCGACAGCAGGATCCGCGAACTCGAAGCCACGATTGCCCGGATGACGCGGTCGACTCCGGGGGCGGACGCGGGAGCTGCGTCGACTGCTGCCCCCGTCACAAACCCGGTCTCCAGCTTCCTGTTCGGGAGCTGATACGCACCCCAGATTACTTGAGAAAGTCTGCGGAGGAAACTTCGCAGACTTTTTTCTTTTTTGACAGTTGCATGGTTTCCTGAATGCAGGAAGTTGTGGGCGAGTTCCAAGTGCTCCCTCACTTGGAGAAAGCGATCAAGAGCTACATCCCTGCTTGGCTCTGGCAGGACCGTAGAAGGCACCCGTACCGGGTTGTCCTCCTTGTCGTCAAAATTTGCGCAGTCACTGCGCACGTCCCAAACCAACACCCCCATACAAGCACCATGCCTATTACTCAGACCATTGGGTCGCAGACCCTTCAAGGCTTCCTTGTCGAAGCCTCGTCCATGTTCAGCTCGGACATCTACCGTCGTACGGTGGATACTTCCGTCTGGCTGAAACTCATCCAGCAGGAAGCCTGGCCGGAAGGCATGGGCGACACGATCTCCGTTCTCACCTACGAGCGGACTCTTCCTCGCAGCAACAATTCGTGGAACACGATTTCCGTGGATGCTGCAAGTTCTGCCAGCACAGGCTCTCCGTACGTGCCTTCCGCCTCGGTGATTGACGTCGCCCAGACCATCCGAACCTACGGTATCCAGCACACCGCCGTCGAGTCTCAGAACATTCTGATGCACGATGCACTGTTCAGCTTCCGTATGCAGGAGCAGCTCCGCGCCGTCTACGACAACCTCGTCGACAACGTGGCGTATCTCTGGCAGAAGCGATACCGCGACGAGTACCGTCGTCTGTGCGGCCACAAAGTTGTGGCGGCCAGAAACAGCGCCCTTCAGCTGTGGGACACTTCGGGTGACGACTATCCCGTCAATGTGGACTCGGCGAACTTCGGGTCAGCTACGACGGGCGTAAGTACGCTCACCCAAGGGCTTTTGAATCTCATCTATCTCCAGCTCATCCGAGAAGGTGGCGGGAACAAGCCAATGGGCCGGGAGAACGGTCGCCCGATCTTCACCCTCGTGTGCAGCCCGGAAATCAGTGACGCGCTGATCCGTCTCAATGCAGCCACTCGGGATGACTTCCGGTACAGCCCACAGGTCAGTGAGCTCCTGAAGCCTCTCGGAGTCGAGCGGTCGTATCGCGGGTTCTACCACCTGATCGATGTGCAGATTCCGAGGTACAACTACGTCCCCGGCTCCGCTGGTATCACGGCGCTGACGGTTACTGGATGGGACCCCGTGTCCCGTACGGGAACTGTCAACATCACCGCGAGTACTGTTGGACTGGCCAACATTGTGCTGGGCCAACGGTTTAGCTGTCAGTCCGCTACCGCCGGAAACGTCGTGAACGGAACCGTGATCGCGAAATCTGCGGCCACTGGCACAACCGGGTCGTTTACGTTCTTCGCGGACAGCGCACAAACCTCGGGGACTGGATCGTTCTCGTTCACCACGCTCGGCCGGAATTTTTCTGGCACGATCACGGAAGGGTTTACTGAAGTCCCGTTCTACATCCCTGACGTCAGCCACACTCCGGGACCGTTCGTCCCGAGCGCGGCCCCTGCAGGTGGTCAGGGTGGTTCCACAGCCAAACGGTGGATTGTGAATCCTGCCTACGAAACGGCCCAGTTCGAGGAAGCCTTCGTCCTGCATCCGGAAGTGATGAAGAGCCTTATCCCACGGCCTCTGTCCAGCCCAGGTGGAAACACGAAGTTCGAGCCGATCTCGTATCGTGGGGACTTCCGATTCCTGAACATCCCTGACCGTGTGCTCAACCCGGACGGCAACTATGGCTACTTCCGCGGCGTTCTCGCCAGCGGTTCCAAGCCCTGCCGCCCTGAGTTCGGGTACGCGATCATGTTCCAGCGTCAGCCTGTGACCGGAGTCTACCACCTGCCGACCTCCGATCTGGTGGCTGCCTCCGGTGCGCTCATCGATACTCTCGGTGCAGCCATCACTGGAGAAGCTCAGGACTAATCCTGATCCTCATCAAACGGAGAACCCCGAGGGAAACCTCGGGGTTCTTTTTTTGTCTCACTGAGCAGGCTTCTTCCTCTTCCGGGCCTGCTTTGCTTCGCTGAACTCAGCGAGCATCTCGTAGTCCCGCGGGCATTTGAGCATTGACAGGGACTTCAGGAAAGCCAGCAGGTGCTCGAATTTGTCCTTGTTCTTGACAGCCGAGTGCCCCCGATCCTCGAGCACAAAGCCATCTTTCCCATGGACGTGAATCAGTTGCGGATGGCCCCATGCTGTCAGGCGTCTTCCGATCCGGTACACGTCAAGGTAGAAATTTTTCCTCGTTCCCCCACACTCCTCTGCCACCGAAGACATGACCGGGAACCCAGGATTCCGTGCAGCCACTTCGAGAAGAGCCCACATCGACGACATCATGGGGACCTGATACCCGTCCACGAACACACGCCGGAGTCCGATGTCGAGCGTCAGGTACGAGTACGTCAGGATCCTTCGGCTGCGCTCGCGCCACTTTCCGGCACACGAGCGGCACCGGACGAGGATCTCTCGGATCGAGTACGGTGGCGACATGGCGTCGTCGTACCCGTTCTGCAGCATGGCGATCCTGTCGGCCACTTCCGGCCCCGCGAGACCAAGAAGCCCTGATTCCCTGATCCCGAGAATCCTGTCGCTGATGCGCCGTTCCGAGTCGATGGTGTCACGGATTATGGCGGCCATGTACCGATTGGTATCCAGAGCCTCCATGGCCCCGGCGACCGTGCTGGCCCAGTCCATGACCAGACCTTCATTTACCGCAGCCTGAGTGATCGCGTGACCGATGTCGAGACGGTCCTCAACCAGCAGAGCTCTCATCTGTATTCTCGGCGGCGGGGTACTCCCATTCGAGGAGCAGGTTGAGGTAGTGCAGGGCCTTGAGGAGGTCTTCCTTTCCGTTCTTGGCCCGGTGCCGGGACACGTACTTGATGACGTTGCCCTCGCACCATCCGAGGCGGTTGCGGTGAATGAATTCCGATGGCTGGATGGCCAGATCCCTGTAATGGGATCCGCCGACTTGGATGTCCGACGATTGCAGCATAGTGGCAGGACCATGGCCAGCGCAAATGCGGTTGTCAATCACCGTGCTGAGTATATTCTGCCGTCCATGTCCCGCGACTACCGGAAGGAGTACGATTCCTATCATGCTTCGCCTGAACAGGTTGCCCGCCGTTCCGCCCGGAACAAGGCGCGTCGCCTCATGCAGAAGAGGTACGGCAAGGAGGCTCTGCGCGGTAAGGATGTCGACCACAAGAATTTCAACGCCAGCGACAACGGGAACGGGAATCTGAGGCTCATGGACTGGCGCAAGAACCGGAGCAGGCAGCCCAAACGCTCGTAACCGATGCCCATCAATCCCGCACCGTCGCTCGTTCAGAGCAAGATCCGGCCTACCGCAAAGGTCTCGGACCTTCTGTTCTTCGAGCTGCGGAACGCGGACCTTCCCTCGTACAATCGCCCGCCTGAGTATGGTACTCCCCACCCCGACAGAGGGAAATTTCCTCACCACAATCTCGTGTTCGTCGAGGCGTCGGACAAGGAAGGGTTCGAGCGCTGGTGGTACGCGGCCGACCGTGCTGATCAGGACGACTACAACTTCTCGGTGTCCTACCCGTACGGAGGGGACGAAGCCTTTCCGCGGTACACGCGATCGTACATCATCCGGCGTGATCAGTACGTGCCCCTGATAATGGGAAGCGCAGACCCTGTGTACGGGGACGCGTCTCTGGTCGCTCAGAAGATGGAACCGATGGAGGGGCAGATCGGCTCGCTCTATGTTCAGGTCACTCGCGTCTACGACGTGATCCCAGGGTTTGATGACTCGGCGGGCATCGGTGTGTCGCAGACGAGTGGAGGGTATGTCGTTGAGCGCCCTCTCGGCACTCTGGGATTTCTGAAAGTTACATGGACGCTGACTCTGCCCAAGGAATTTGCAGAGGACATCGGCGCGGACGGCCGGGAAGATTACCGTCAGTGCCCCATCGACGGGTACACCGACCTCAAGCTCGTCGACGAGACCATCTCGTCCCCCGATGATCAGGAGGTCACCCGGACGATCCGCCGGGTGTACCTAAAGCAGCAGGTCACTCCGAAGATCGACCGCCAGCGCTTCACCCAGCACCTCGAACCCCCAGACCAGTTCACCGACTTCATCCAGCGCGAGACGCAGGATCTCATTGTCGTGGCGGATGTTGCCGACGTCCCCGATGCTTGGGACACTGTGATTCCTACGGGAGGGACCAAGCAGATCCAGAGTCAGGTCGAGATGCGCACGCTTCTTGATGGCCGCAAGGTCACTGTCAACTCTCAGTTCGAGTACGGATCCCTGATGTCAAAAGTCTGGGATGACAATCTCGGGAAGCACCTGATCGCAGAAAGATTCCCGCTTCCCGCCAACACCGATCTTGACGCATGGGTCGAAGATTTCGTGTCTGCCAACCAGTTCTACGAGACGCAGGCCGTGAATCGTGGATGGATGATCCTGACACGGATCGACATGGGGACTCCAGGGTCGATCACGCAGCTCGGTGGGATTGTCACGGTCACAAATCCTGCCAGAGACTACTTCACCACAAAAGTGTTCTCTTGGCCCGCCGTTTTGCAGGACCTCAACCTGTTCAACCTGACAGCCACTGACGGGTCTGTCCAGACTTTCTCGGCCCCAGTGTACAAGGAAGCGTGGTCCGGTATCTGCAAAGCCCGAGTCCGCCGATGGTGGCAGGCGCAGAGTCCTACGTCCATTGCTCCGATTCAGACCCTGACTCCCACGTCCATGTTGGTTGATTGGCCCATTGCACAAGTGGCGGTCAAGGAATGCTTGCATCCTGCTTACTCTTTTGAGGGCAACACGGCGTCAGACTCCGAATACGGGTTGATTGAGTTCGGGCCTCTGGTGTTCCCTGCCACTAACATGGTCATCAATGGAGGAGTCACTGCAGCCGTTGATTGGCCTGCTTCGCTCACCATCGATTTCGACGTCGTGCCATACCGTCACGGATACCTCTGTACCCTAGTTGATGTCTACAAGCCCTACTAAGATCGAGCTCGATCAGATCGAGTCCCCCGACCTTGTTCCAATAGGCAACGATGTTGTCGTTGGTCCGGGATTGGGATCCATGTCTGCGGGAGGGCAGACGCTCATCTTCAGCAGGGGCGGAGGAATTGGAGATGCTGTAGTTTCCAAAAGGCGCAGTAAGAAGGAGACCACGACGTCGGAGAACCTGTGGTTCAATGTGCAGAGCGCGGGGACAGGAAAGGTCAAAGTCAAATCGGGAAAAGTTGTATCCTGCTCCTTCCAAGGTGTCTTATCTTCGGATCCGACACCTACTAAAGTGGTCAATATGCTCGACGCCAATCCTTCGGCGGCTGAGTATACGGTCACGCAATCGTCAAAGATCTACTTGAAGCTGACCTACTCGGACATCACTTTCACCAGAGCGCAGACGTTGTCTGGGGGCACTACGTATACAGTGACGGGTGGAAAAGGCGGGCGCGGGGGAAAAGGTGGGCAGGGTGGGTCCGGCGGGCACGGTGGTGGGGGTGGCGGCGGGGGTCAAGGCGGCGGTGGTGGTGGCGGTGGTGGCGGAGACGGAGCGGGGTATGCGGGCAGCGACGGAACGGATGGGGGAGACGGGTCCACGTATGGATTCGGCGCTCCCGGAACAGGTACAGGAGCAGGAGGTGCCGGAGGTCCCGGCGGTACTTCTCCAAATGACGCGTACCCTGGCGGTGCGGGAGGTGCGGGCGCTCCTGGGGGTGCAGGTGGTGTGGGAGCGGAGGGCGAAGCCGGGGATTACGGACTCGATGGAGACTACGGCGAGGATGGCACGTCTGCCACGTTCTCTGTCTACACTACCTTCAACATCAAGATGCGTTTCCGGTACTGCACTTCTGCGGCAGTCGAGATACACACGGACGCCGCTCCTCCTACAGATACGGACCTCATTGGCTTCGTGCCCATTGCGGCTGTCGTTGTGAGCGGAACAGCCATTACCATCGAGCAGTACTGGAAGGGGACCTACACCGCGCATCCGTTCCTGTTCACCTACTCCTGACGCCTCTTGCAATCATCCCGGATCCCCTGTATCCCTGAACCCCAATGTCAAACGAACGACCGCTCACTCTGGCTGATTGCCGTCGGATGCTGGCAGACTATGCGCTGCCCGACAAGTTCGACACGGCCCTCAATCAGTGTCTGGAACGGATTCACTCTGAAGGGCAGTGGCCGGGCGGCAAGGTCACCATGGATGTCAGCGCGTATGTCGAGGACGGCATCCTGACGCTTCCCTACGAGTACGAAACCATGATCGGTCTGAGCTGGCAGGGTTCTGCCCGGCTCATTGTCGATGCGAACGCCGAGTTCATCCCGGCGGGCGCGGGTATTCAGACGGCGCTCGAAGGCAACGGGACCATCATCGACTTGGGCATGGTGCCTGTCGGCGATGAGGGCGACTACCAGCAGTTTCTTCACCAGTACAAGATGACCTTCCAGTACGCGGCCGGACAGGAGCTCACGGCGATGCTCCGGCGCAGGTTCGTCTACCTCCGCGACGAGAACGACTACGTCTACCCGGCGCATCTCGGGGCGCTCAAGAACGGTCTTCTGGCTGTCCGGTTCGAGGACGAGGGCGACCTTGAGCGGGCCTCCGGATACTGGACCCGGTGCTTCGATTTCCTCAACAGCGCGTCTGCCCAGACACGCGTCGGCTCCCGTCAGGTTCTCGGCGGGCAGTTCAACTTCGGCGCGGCGGGCGGCAAATCCTTCTACTGACATGCCTCCCAGTGTAAAACGAGTCAACGGTCGTCTTGTCTACCGCGGCGAATCCTTTCCCGGCTTCAACAAGCCCAAGAAGGCCCCCGCGGGCGATGAGAAGAAGATGGTCGTGCTGGCCAAGGAAGGCAGCACGATCAAGAAGGTGAAGTTCGGGCAGCGCGGGTATCAGGACTTCACGCAGCACAAGGACCCGAAGCGCCGGAAGAATTTCCACTCCCGCATGAACTGCGATACCGCCAACAGCAAGCTCACGCCCCGTTACTGGGCGTGCAAGAAGCTGTGGTGAGGCTTGCATGAACGCGGACTACACATATACTCCCCACCATCATGGCACTTGACTCTGGACCACTCGGCGCAGTTCGCGGCCCCGACCGCACGCGCTCGGCACTCCGCCGAATGTACCTTGAAGCCCGCCGCCGCAAGGATGGAGCTGGGATGCTCAAGGCCCTCGACGAGGCTGAAGCCCGCGGGTCGACGGTGTCCGGTTCTGTGACGCAGGACGAGGATGTCGCCATGCGCGGTGCGGCCGAGGCGTCAGCCCGCCAGAGCGCAGCGATTCAGAGCATGGCCGACAGGGCTTTGCGTGAGCGTCTCGAAGGGGGCAAGGAGCGTCTCAAACCCAAGCCGACTGCCACCACAGCGTTTCCCCCGAACAGCGCCGTCGATCCTAAGACGGGAACCGTGACGGCCAATCTGTCTGGAGGAGATTCCGGATTTACTGGGGCTACGGGAGCGGGGGGCACTGCGGGAGATGCAGAGGCAACTCCGGGCAAGTACAAATACGGGTACAAATACAAGTACGATTACGGGTACAAGTATTCCTTTCCGGATGAATCGGCAGCCCCTGGGACGCCGCAAACTCCCCCAAACCCTCCGCCAGTGTCTCCCCCACCCGCGCCTGCTGCGCCACCCGCGCCTGCTGCGCCACCCGCGCCTGCTGCGCCGCCCGCGCCTGCCAGAAAGTCCGCAAGGGCTGGTGGTTCCGCGGGAGCGTCAAGAGTCCCAGGGGCTACGATGACTCCAGAGGAAGCTGCTGCTGACATGAAGCGGACGGCTGCTTCTGTGCTGGATGAGCAAGCTGCCGAGGAAGAACGGAAGAAAGCCAGGGAAGCCCTAGTACGAACTGCGCCAGCGCCATCAACCGCTGCACCAGCCCCCGCCGCGCCTGCCCAGGCTCAAGAAAGCACCTATTTTGATGCAGACGCAGGCAAGCTGGTTAAAGGAGCCATTCCAGAAGACATGGAGGAGGTTGGAATCCGTGGAAGCGGAGAGAACGCGATGCCCATCTACGCGAGGAAGACGGTCGATTATACGATTCCGCGCAGGAACGCCATTGCCCGGAACATGGAGCGGCAGCGTTTCCTTGAGCGTGCCCGCCGGACTCCCGGCGGCGCTGACATGGTCCGCAGGCAGGATCGCCAGCAGACGGCCCAGCAGGCCGCCGAAGCCCGTGCCACGCCGGAAGCTGTCGAGAAGGAACTCTACGGAGGAGCCGACGCCAACTACGCTGCCATGGGCCGCGGGGCGTCCGCGGACGAGCGCCGCACGCTGACCACCATGCAGATGCGCGACCGTCTCCGCCGCCAGAAAGCCATCCGTGACGAAGTAGCCCGGCGCAGAACCCGCGCCCGGCTGATCGGAGAAATCGGACCCGAGTAACCAATGGCTGAACCCCTGTCATCTGCCGCCTCTTCCCTGTTCGGTGAATCCCGGTTCCCGTCACAGCGGAGCATTTTCTCGCCGCAGGCATTCGGCCGTGCTGTCGACATCCGGCAGCGGGCGGCTCTGTCGCGCCGGGGAATGGGCTCCACTCTTGGAGCACTGGAGGCAGTGTCGGCCATCGACAAGTTTCGCGAGGACACAGAGCTCAATCCCCTGCGCCGCGAGACCGCTGCGCTTGAGATGCAGGCGCAGAAGGGTCAGTACGAGCGCCTCCTGTCCCCCGAAGGACAAGACCTCCTTGCACTTGCCGAGAAGACGAAGAAGGCAGAGCAGGAAGACGCGCTCAGGTCGTACGAGCTCAAGCGCAGGGTGCAGGACACCAAGCCGCAGATCCTGCAGCAGCTCGACCAGTTTGACGTTTTCTCTGCCGGGGCCAAATCGAGTCTGGAAGCCATCTCGAAGAATTCCCTGTTCATGGATGACCCGGACATCGCTTCGCGTGTGGCGGAGACGGCGTCCGAAGTCGACCGCCTCAACACGGAGCGAGGGATCGTCGCTGCAGGAATGCGTGAGCGCGAACTGTCCCCCGGAGAGTTCGCCAGCATCATGTCGGAAGTCGAGGAGCGTTACCGCCGGGGCGAACCGCAGCCAGCGTACTCCGTCCTCTCCCGCCAGAAGAGCCTCAACGCAATCACGTCCGAGCAGGCGCAGCGTGTCAGGGATGAAGCAGAGCTCCGGAGGATTGCAGCCGAAGTTCCACAGAAGACCATCGAGGAAGTCAAGGCAGAGGCGGAGAAGGCGATCAAGGGTCTGACTGGAGCCAAACAGGTAAACATGGCCAGTTTCCTCAGGGACCCTGACGCCGAAATCAAAAGACTTGAAGCGAAGTCGCAAGACATAGAATCGCAGACTGCCGAAGGAGATGCGGGGGCAATCACCAAAGGCATCTCGACGGCTTTGGCTCCCTTTGCAGACCGGATCAAAGCGCTCCGCCGAAAGGCACAGATCCCGAATCCCGCGATGGTCGACTATGCGCGGCAGCTCAGGGGAGACAGCGCGAAGGATCTCGAGGCCATGACCGATGCTCTCGGGAATTCCAGAAGTTCCGTGAATCCTCCAGTTGCAACTGGGGGCAGAAGGATCAACAATGAGGCGGTCCTGGAGCTTCTGAACAAGGGCAAGCCGACTGCCCGGTGATGCTGCTTCGGGGTAACCCCGAACCACCGTCACATCATGTCGCTATTTCAGGAGCTTGAGCAAATCGAGGCAACAGACGCCTACCGCAATCTGACTCCTGCGGAGCGGCAGACGGTACTCGACAACTGGTCGGCTCAGTCCACCGGAGATCCTGAAAAAGACGAAGTCCGCAAGAACGTCGCTGAGGAAGCTCTCAGCCAGTCCAACGCACGCATGCGTGCCCGGATGCCCGTCGACCCTGTGTCCGGGCAGCTCAAGCAGCCGCCACTGTCGCTCGCGAACATCGCGTCCTCTGAAGTGTGGACGGCGGTGCTCGACGATCCGGAGGCAAAGCGCACCATCCTGTCCAACTGGCGCAACAGTCTCGACACCGAGCTCGAAGGAGCTGACCTCGACAGGAAAACTTCCGAGCGAATCACGGCAGAAGCCGAGCTCGCCCGCATTGCGGCCGACGAGACTGAAGGAGATCTCGACTCTGCACAGCAGAAAGTTGGGGATTTCAGCAGGGCGTACACGGCACGGCTTCAAGCCATCGCCGCGAACCCCGGCATGAAGCAGGGCCGCGGAGTGTTCAAGGACGGCAAGTTTGTCGAAGATCCTGACGGGGAATTCGAGGTCAACCCGGCCATGGCGCTGCTTCCCGAAGATCAGTACTCCGCCTATGTCGATCAGATCCCGGACCTCAAGCCGCTCGAACGCGCACGGCTCAAGGGCACGTACGGTGCCCGTCAGCAGGTAGCCTACGGCAGGTACTACCAACAGCTCTCCGCAGCCAAGCAGCAGAAGGTCGCCGAGGCCGAAGTTGTCCGAGGGCTTGGTGGAATGGTCCTGCCGGGGCAAGCACCCGTCGGGAAAAAGGAAGAAGTGACCATCGCAGGAAAAGCGTACGATTTCGACGAAGTCTCGGAGATTGCCATCACCCCGCAGCGCGAAGTCCAGTACGGCGAGAAGGGGGGATCTCAGGAAGCTCTCTTCTCTCCAGACGAGGGAGTGCGCAAGGAAGCCCGTAAGCGCACGGCTCTGCAGTTTGCCAACGCCGTTCTGCCTGCCTCCGGTGACATGGAGCTTGCCGACATCATCCGCAAGAACCCGGAAGGCCCTGAAGCCGCAGCCCTTGTCGACCGTCACGTAGACGCCCTGAAGAGCACGCTCTGGGTCCCCGCGTCCCGCATCAAGGACAACCTGTGGGAGAAGGCCCGCGTCATGAAGAACGGCGAGGTTGTCGTCAACCCGGAGTGGGCGCGGACGGCACCCACGGACATCGACAAAGTGGCGGAGCAGCTCGGGGTGCCGGAGAAGGCCGATGACATCAGGGAGCAGGTCGAAGCCACGCATCAGGCGTACGCCGCGAGGATTGTCGCCAACGCCGACTCCGGAGTACTTCCGTGGCGCTTCCAGTCGTTCGTTGCCGAGCAGCGGGCCAAAGGCGTCACCGATCCCGTCGAAATCCTTGCGGCCCACGACAAGGAGTACGGGTACACGGATGACATCATGATGGGACTGCGAGCCGCCGGGCGGCAGGCCGCGGACATCGGGACATTTGCACTTGGTGTCGTTTCTACACTGGCTCCAGACAGCAAGGGGCTGCAGCAGCTTGTTGCTGACCGCGCCGCTGCGTCCGCCGAGGAAGAGGCGGCCTACGCGGAGCTGTCCGGCAAGAACAAGAGTGAGATCGTTCAGGGGATTGCGTCGGAATTGCCGTGGCTTGTCATGGGCCTTGGAGCATCTGTCGGAGCTTCCGCCGCCCGCCGCGCTGCCATGGCATCTGCTGCACGTAACCCGGCAAGGCTGGCTGCCGCGAACGCGGCGCTGCAGGAGTCCATCCGCACGGCTTCTGCTGCCCCGCTTCTGGCCAGCAGCCCTGTTCAGGCCGTCCTCGAATCCGGGCGCACGGCGATGCGCACGTACTTCGGAGTGCAGGCCGGGCGCTCGGCAGGCGGGATGTACACCAACGCCTACAACCAGCTGCTCCAGAAGAGCCTCGACGCGGGGATGAACATGGATCAGGCGCAGCGATCGGCTACGGTCAACGCCGTCGTGCCTGCGGCCGCTGCCGGGCTCACCACGGCAGTCCTGATGAAGCTCATGCCGGGAGGCACTGAGACAGCACTCGAGAAGCTCGCCGCCAGCACAACCATCGGGTCGATCCGCAAGAAGTTCGGCGAGAAGGCTCTGTCCAACGCGTTTTCCAGCGGAGGCTTTGCGAAGAAGGCTTTCGATGCTCTGTCGACTGCAATCCCTGTCAAGTCCCTGACGAACGGGCTGAAGAATTTTGTTGGTGCGGCTGCCACTGGAGGCGCAAAAGAAGCTGTCGAAGAAGCAGCCGACGAGGCTTTTCAGGCAGCCCTCATGTCGCAGTTTGATGACCGCATGACGCTGCAGTCCGCGATGGAGCAGGTCGTGAAGGCTGGCTTCCTCGGGGGCATCATCGGTGGAGGCATGTCGGCTCTGAGCACGCTTTCAACCAACAGGAAGATTGCGCAGGAGATCCGTGCGGCCAAGGAGGGCAAGTCGCCGCTGGCGGAGAAAGCGGACAATCTCGATCAGGAAGGAGACACCGCGACGGCTGAAGCGCTCCGCAATGCTGCGGGCGGCTCGCCCCTTGTCGATCTGCTCAACAGCACCATTGGAACTACGTTCCGCAGCGAGACGATCCCCGGCACCGACGAGGTCAACGAGGATGCTGTGCTCTCGGAGTCTCTCGACAAGGCCAAGGCCGACGCGCTCGAGAAGGAGATCAACGAGAAGTACAAGAACGTCAGCGTCATGCAGGAACCCATCCTCGATCCCAAAGGCGCGGAAACCGGGAAGTTCCGTCTCCGTGTCGCCATGGAGGCGGCTCCGGAAGAAGAGGAAGAGGCTGCCCCGACACCGGAAGAGGATGCAGGGGTTCAGCGGGCTGCGCAGATGGGTGCGCTCAAACCAAAGCTCGAAGGCTTTTTCGACTTTTCCAAGGGGACCGTGATCGCCGAAAAAGTCAAGGATCTCACACCCGAACAGACGGCGGAGATCACGAAAAACGCCGACGAGTACGTCCAGCTCTCACAAGCGCAGAAAGCCGCGAACGAGACGACTCGGAAAGCGACGCAGTTCCCTGACTTGGATCTGACCGAAGCCCGGACGGAAGCACTTGCTGCCGTAGAGGGGGACAATGCGCAGTTCCCAGAGCTCACTACAGAAGTCACCACAGCAGAGCAGGGTAAACGCACTGTCCGTGAGGTGGCGACGGAGCGCATTGGGGCGTTCTACGACCGCGTGCAGGAAGCTGTCCGTGTATCCAAGGCGCTGCTCGAAGCTCTGGAGGAATCGTATACGGCTGAAGGGGCTCAACTCGGCCGCAACATCAAAACCAACACAGCTCTTTATACAAATCTTGTAGAAGCAGTAAATAAAAAAGACTGGAAGGCAGTTTCAGCTGCTCTTGGCAAGATTCGGGACAAGTTCCGTGCGGGTCTAAGCCCCCGAGGAGGGTGGGTGGACTCAACTACGGAAGCGTTTTTTGAGCTAGTCCAAGAAAAGTTGAATTTGGACCGTGCGCAAGTCGCGGCCCTATTCAATCCTGACAGCAAAGTCGACACTCTCAGGATTGGAAATATCTACAGCACGGACTCCGGGATCAGCCAAACACTCGTCGACGCCATCATGAAAGGCGACGTCCGCAAGACGCGGACGGCGGAAGACGAGGCTGCCGACGCACGCGAGCAGAACCTGAAGGAAATCGAGGAGCTCGGCGGCCTTGAAGCCCTGCAGCAGGGAATCAATGAAGCCCTGAACAGGATCATCTACAACAACGGCCTGCTGGCTCCGATTGTCCGCGCCCTGCGCCCGGCAGGACCCCTCAATGTCGAGGTCGAGATTGTAGACAATCCGAAGATGCCTCCCGGATGGTACTCCAACGGCCGCATCACAATCAACATCGCCCGGCGCTCTGTCCGCGGCGTGGACGACACGATCGTCCACGAAGCCGTTCACGCAGTCGTCGATTCACTGCTGGAGAAGAAGTGGCCTGCTGGCTCTCCGCAGGCGCAGGCCGTCGCCGAACTCAAAGAACTCCAGAGTCAGTACCAGCTCCGTCTCATGGATGTGTTCGCGTCATGGGACTCGATTGTGAGCCCTTCCGGTCGTGACTTCATGACGATGATGGCGACGTACTACGTACAGAGCCGGGATCACACGACACGGCTGAAGGATCTCCGGGCTCGGGGCGTCATCAAGGAGGATCAGGACCTCACCGAAGAGGCGTCCTACGAAGAGTACATGACCATGTACCTGTCGGACATCGGGTACTTCACGACGCAGGACATGATCAAGGATCAGCTCTACGCCCTCGGGTTCACGCTCGACGGAACGGGGGCAGTCGACACATCCCGGTTCTACGGTCGGGGCACGGAAGCCGCTGGACTGTCGAAAGAGTTTGTCACACACCTGATGACCGATCCCGTGTTCCAGTCGGCCGCCGCCAGCGTCCGCCGAGGCACGGAGCAGACGTCCGGGTTCCGCAGGTTCGTCAGCAGCATCCGTACGCTCATCACCGGGAAGACCGAAGAGCAGCCGTATGAAGACCCCAGCGCTTTCGCCGTCGACATTCTCGAGCGCCTCATGAGCGTCGAGGAGTCGCCGCTTCCACCAGCACCCGCAGCGGCTGTTGTGACTCCTGCTCCTGCAGAGGTCCCGGCAGCTGTTGTGACACCTGCTTCTGCAGCGGCACCAGCACCAGCACCAGCACCAGCACCAGCACCAGCACCAGCACCAACCCCCACACAAAATGCCACTGAAGAAAGGATCCAGCCAGAAGACCGTGTCGAGCAACGTCAGGAAACTGATGCAGGAAGGGAGACCCCAGAAGCAGGCGGTAGCGATCTCACTGCGACAAGCGGGGCTTTCCAAGCGGAAAGGTTAGAGCTGCCCGGCACCAACGGCGTCCTCCTGCCGCCCGGAGCCGACGCGCAGGCGCTGACTCCTATCATCCAGTCGGCTGTTTCGGAAGTCGCCACAGAAACGGGCTTCGGCCGCGAGTTCCCTGTCCTCCGCTTCGAGGTCCCAACTGTCTACATGCCCGGCCCCGACGGCAATCCTGTCGAGGTTCCGGGTATCAGGAACGAGGCTGAAGCAGAGCCAGAAGGCTTCCCGGTCCCGATGTTCCCGTCCGAGTTCGCCAATCTCGAGGAGACGAAGGACGCCGTCATGGACGGCCTTGAAGAGGCTGTCGAAGTCGAGGTCGCCAAGTTCTTCGGTGACACTCCTGAGATCGTTGCGGAGGAGGAAGCCGTGGCCGAGGAGGAAGCAGCTCCGAGACCCGCGAAGGCCATGCGGGCAGCGAGGACGACGAAAGCCCCGAAGGTCCGCAAGCAGACCAAGACAGTTGTCCAGAAGCGCCGCGCCCGGCAAGCCAGCAAGGATGTCGTGTGGAGGTCGCAGCAGATGCTCGATCCCGAAGAAGTGGCTGATCTGAAGAAGCAGATGAAGGGGCAGGCCCCCCAGTTCACCCGTGCAGCCTCGAGCCGTGTTACACCAGAAATGGATTCCGAGTACATGGCTGCCGTCGAGCGGGGCGACCGGGCGAAAGCGCAGGAACTTGTTGACGCGGCGGCGGCTACTGCGTCTCCGCTGATTTTTGACCCCGAGTCCGGCTTCGAGGCCGTGCCGAACAATGCGTCGATCGGGTACCGCGGGTTCGTGAAATGGATGACCCCAGACGAGTTCCGCAGTCTGGTCCCGAAAGGCGTGTCGGGCGCACGCACGAAAGCCTACGTGGAATCCAAGTTGCGTGAAGGCGGTTTCCGTCTTGGTAACCCATTCCTCACGGCCACTTGGAATCAGGAGGCCGGGCAATGGAACGTGGACGGTCACGAAGGCAGGTCGCGGATGGACGCGATCAAGGCGGTGTACGGCAACGTCCCAGTGCCCGTGCACATCTTCCCAAATGGGTATCTTCGGGCCCGTCACATGGATGCCGAGAAGCGCTCCGCCCGGTTCGTCCCAGAGAGCGGAGGCAACCCCGTCGTAGTGGAGACGTCTTCCATCGACGTCCTTGACGATCAGGGAAATCCTGTTCCTCTCAGCCAGCGGTTCAACGATGCGCGGTTCACCCGTGCAGCTTCCAGTCGGGTTACGCCAGAGATGGACTCCGAGTACATGGCGGCAGTCGAAAGTGGTGATACAGAGACTGCCAGAAAGCTGCTTGATTTGGCTGCGGAGCGGGCTGGATTTGGTGAAAGACTTTGGCACTTCACAAAGAGTGTGGATAGGTTCAATATTTTTGATTTGTCTCGGGCTGTACATATTGGGCATCATCTTGGAGGGCGCGATCAGTCGGAAGACATAATGCAGAAATTTTGGAGAAAAGAAGATAACCAAGGAAAAGGGTTTCTTGATGAATACTATACTTCATTCAAAGGAAAAGGATTAAGAGTTATGGACGGAGGAAGTTACATGGTTGAGGAACAGTTCGCCGATATTCGAGGATGGGCTTCTTACGTAGCAGATGCACTTAATCGGGCTGGAAATACCAAAAGTTATACACTACTTATTAAAAAAATAAAAAAACAGCGGGAGGATTATTTTAATCATTATCCGGAAAAACAGATACAATTTTCTTCTGAAATCAGAGAACTTTTGAAAAAATTAGGATATTCTTACTTGGTTTATGAGAATAGAGCAGAAGGTTCGTTTTCTGCTGGAGATTTTTTTGAGGTAAAAAACGTAAAAGGCATGAAGCGAAAATTCAGCCTTACAGGAGTACTTCCAGACGGATATTCACTAAAACAGAATCCGTCAGGCGGTTGGACTGCTGTAGGCCCGGACGGTCAGGTACTGTACGAGGACGACAAAAACAGGACAGAAGCGGAGACAGTTCGTATGGTCGAATTGGATACTGCTGAAAATAGAGGATTTTCGTTGGCATCCGATTCTGTTATCATACTGGATTCTTCGCAGATCAAGTCTGCAGAGTTAGTTACTTACGACGACAAAGGTAACATTGTTCCATTGTCTAAGAGATTTAATGTTAAATCTCCTGACATCAGGTTCACCCGTGCAGCCTCATCCCGGCTGCCCGAGAACATCCGTGCCCAGCTCACTCCCGAGGCGCTCGCGGAGGTCGATGGCTTCTTCGCAGGAGCCCTCGACGTCGATGACACCCTCGACGCAGAGCCGGGAGTCCGCGAAGCCGTCGTCCGCATTCTCAATGAGGATCTGCGCCGGATGATTGCCTCCGGGACGACAGATGAGACGACCTACCTCGACACCGTCGCCCGGCTGTCCCGTGTGGCGCAGGATGGTGACCGTACGTCATCTGTCTATCTCTCCGGCCACACGCTGCCGAACCGGGCGTCCGGTGAGACCCTCAAGGCGCTCTCCAGTGTCGCGGGCACGCGCATCCGCAGCCGTGTAGCCTCGTCCGTGGGGCCATTTACCGCTGGCTCCCTGTCGAGCCCCAAGAGGGCCCTTGCCATCGCCCGCGAAATCGGCCGCGCCGTCACAGCGTCGCCGGGCATCACCGACGCCGACATCGTCCGCCTGACCGTCGAAGACACGGAAGCGACTGGAGTCCTCGCTGACGTCCGCGAGAAGCTGCGCAGCATGTTCACGATCCTCCCGGCACGCACGGGAGCCAAGCTCCGTGAGTCCCTGCAGCCAACTGACTCTGCGAACGTGTACATCGATCCTGAACAGGGCATCGAGTACCGCTTCGTCGCCGGGGCCAATGAACCCACGGTTCCCGGTCTGTCCGATCTGTGGAACACGCTGGCGGAGCTTCCGTCAGCGGTCGCAGGGATTCCGGATTCGGAAGTGGCTGGGATCACCAAGGACGGCGAGATTGTCCTCGTTCGCCCCCGCGTCGAAATGGACGAGCAGGAATGGATGGAGTTCACCGGGGCCACGCTTACACCCTCCGGGTACGTCGTCCGCGATGCTCTTGGGTTCGACCGTACAGTGTCACAGGGAGACATGGTCGTTGGTGCTCCTGCGCTCCGTTACACAAACAGGAACGCCGAGGAGGCAGCAGGCACTTTCAGCGAGGGCAGCAGCAAAGTGTTCACCCGCCCCCGCGGCCGCGTCTACGCGCCGATCTTCAAGACTGTCGGGCCCAAGAGCCGGACGTCGGAGACGATCCGCGAGCTCAAGATCCGCAACCTTACAGGAGCACGTACGTTCCGCACGAACGCTCTGGCCGGGTTCTACTCGATCGGCTACTGGGTCGGTGACAAGGGCAAGTGGGGCGATCTGGCCCCCATCTACCGGAAGATGCTCGCCGAGACCGACGAGGCCATCCAGTCTGCTGAGTTCCTGAGCAATCAGATCATGAGGCTGCGCGAGGGAGAGCCCGCCAACATCATCGCCGACGTCAACACTGTGCTCGGTTATCAGGATGACGTGTACGATCCAACCATGGAGAAGAACGCCCGCGCTGCCTACCGCAAGGCCCGCCGGAAGGCCGTGATGGCGTACAACGCACAGATCAGGGCTGTCGCCAATCTGTCGTCGGCTGCCCGGCAGAAGCAGACGCTTGACGCCTCGAACGATTTCACTGCCGCAATGGTCACCATCAAGACGACCCTGTCGGCAGACCTCATTGCCGCCGCAGCCGTCGGGCGCAATCAGGCCATCACGGCGCAGAACGATGCGCGGAACCGTCTGCTCGCCGCAGGCAAGAACGAACTCGTCGCAGCCGCCGACCGCATGCGCAGCCGACTCGACGATCTCGCTGTCCAGATCAGGAACATCTCCGGGCACGACCCGCAGCTCGTCGCCATGTTCGACGCCCGAGCCGGAATTCACCTGAGCCGTTACTACCAAGTCCACGACGATGCGTCGTGGGTAGACTGGGTGACTTCGTCCGACCCTGAAGCCATGAAGCGCAGAACCGCTGCGCTCCAGTACATCAAGAGCCAGCGCCTCACGAACATGGCTGCGGGATACATGACTTCCAACAAGGGAGCCACCCAGCAGCAGGCTCTCGCCTTTGCCAACGCCTACTTCGCCACGACGGGCGATGCTCCTATCATCAAGGAGCTTGACGACTTCATGGCCCGACAGCAGCGCGGCGGCGGTACCACCGCGATCGGTCTGCCCAACGCTTCGATCCTCATGGAGCGGGCGTCGGTTCCACAGGAGCTGCGTGACTACCTCGGGCAGTACACGGACAACACGGCCGTGGCTGCGCGGACGGCCATGGAGATGGGGCTCTACCATGCCAACCACGTGTTCCTGACTTCCGTTCGGGAGCAACTCACCAAGCTCGAGGATGACCGTGTCCAGCGTGTCAATGATCTCAAGCTCAAAGCGACGCTCAACACCGAAGAGAAGGAAGAGCTGGCGTACATCGAGGACATCATGTTTATCACAACCGACCGCGAGGAGGCGGCGGCAAAGGGCCTGACGCAGTTCGAGCCCAAGCTCAACGCCATCAGCCACAGGGCGCTAGGACCCCTGCAGCAGTACTATGGACCGCGCAACGTCGTCGAGGCAATTCAGGATCTCACTCCAGATGTCCGTGGGCAGATGATGCAGTGGTACGCCAAGGCCGTCGGGATGTCTCTCGCCGGAGCCACTGCGTACAACCTCCGCGGGCAGATGCGGAATTTCATCACCAACATCGCGTTCATCCCCGGCTCAGGTCACCTTCCTCTCGCCACGTCCCTGCTCGACAAAGTCAACCCGCTTCCGGGCGGCGACCTCCGAAACCGTCACAAGGCGCGGATGCAGGCTCTCATCGCTTCCGGTGTCAGCGAGAAGGAAGCAAAGGATCAGGTCGATTACGAGTTCGCATCCTTCTATGCAAAGGCCGGGATCACGACAGGCTCCGACCGCGACGCAGTCCTCAAGGATGTCGCCGACATCTCTGGCGTCGGTATTGAAGAAGCGTACAAGAAGAGCATGGTTGCTCAGGGGCGAAAGGTCGCTGGACTCGCTGTCGGGGGTGCAGGGGCTGCTGTCGAAGCGGTCAAGAAAGTGGCGAAATTCGCTGAGACCAAGTACAGGAAGACGGACGACTTCTTCAAGGTCGCCATCTTCGAGCGGGAGTACCGGAGCTATGTCACGGCCTTCGGAGGCAAGTTCGTGGGCGGCGAGGCCGTCATCACGGCGGCGCAGGCCGACAAGATCATCGACGCCTACGAGACTGGAGACATGGACGCGAAGTTCCTGACGGCTCTTGAGAAGCAGCAGCTCGCGAGCGACAAGATCGAGCGGGCGAAGCTGCTGCTGGTCCGTGCGGCCGCGCAGGGAACCCGCGCATCCATCCCATACTACGACCAGCTTCCGGAAATCATCAACGGGATGAAGCGCAGCCAGCTCACGCTCTTCGCGGGCACATTTGCTTCATGGCCTGCTGCCATTCCGCAGATCATGTACCGCGGGGTCAAGAATGTGTACTTCGACTCGAAGCGTCCGGAGACCCGAGGTAAGGCCAAGGCCCGCATGGTTGGATTCCTCGGCACCATGTTCATGTGGAAGTACTTCGTGACGGCCATGCTCAAGGGGCTGGCTCTCAGCGCCGCGTACCTATTCGGGGACGATGACGACGAGCTGAACAAGAAGCTCCGGGTCGAGCCGTTCAACCCTGCGTCCCGAGAAATCGAAAACGCTGTCCGTGAGCTGCTGCCTCCGCTGTACACCTTCAAGAGCATCACTGTCCTTGGTACGCTCGAAGGCGAGCCCATCTGGTCCGACCTGTCGTGGCTCGACCCATACTCGTCGACGCTGGACCTCTTCCGTCCGTTCTTCCATCCACGTACATGGGATTCCAAGTACAACGCTTCGGATGCCTTCGGGGAATCGGTCGGACGTCTCACGGGGATTGTCCTCAACCCGCAGATTCCGCTGGCTGCCGCGTACAAGGTGCTGACGTCCGAGGACTACGACATTCAGAACGCCAGCATGCCTACCCGATACCTCAAAGCCATCGAAGGGGCTGCCGGAACTCTGGTGCCTACCACGGCCAAGGACATTGCAAAACTGTGGTCTCTGCGCAAGGCCGAGCCTCTCAAGCTCGGGGCCGAAGCGGTCTCTGTCGTGGCTGGGTTCAAGATCAACTTCCTTGACACCAAAGAGGCGTTCGCTGGTAGCATCCGCCGAGCTGATGCGATGGAGCCCGAGACCACGAAGAAGCTGCGCAACACACTCAAGTACGGTGGCACTGAGAAGATCGATGACCTGCCCGACATTTTTGAGGATGCCATGGATAAACGGCGCGAGGTTTTCTTGAAGCTGCGTCAGGATCTTGAGGCCGCACGGGTGCTCATGGGATCGCGTGCTGACAGGATCTTCCTGAGCGAAGGCAAACGCCTCGGACAGGAGACGGTCAGGTCGATCCGCAGCAACATCATGCCCGTCTGGCAGATGAGCGACTACGCGCTCGATTCCGCCCGCGAGAAGGGCCGGAAGGAAGGCGATGACCGTGCCCGGCAGATCAAAGCTCTCGAGCGCAAGCAGCGCAGGACGCCGCTTACAGAAAAGAAATGAGCCTTGCATCCCTGTACCCCTGAGTCTAAGATCCGCCACCGATGACGCCCAACGTACTGCGCCTGGTTTCAAGGGGGAAAGATTATCCCGGAGCGCTGCTTCCGCATCTGCCGAAGCAGTGGCTCCGGGCCCCTCTGCGGGTCGAGATCACCTGCGCGGCCGACGACGACACACAGGCGTCGCTTGCGGACGTCAGTCAGTTCAGCCTGATCATCCGGGAGATCAACGCAGACAGGCAGCCGCTTGACACGCCGGAGTCGATCATCTGGTTTGACACCACGGCTCCCGTCACTGCAAACCTCGGCAAGACCCGAGGCCCGCACGGTGTTTTCGAGATGTCCGTGGCGGACGCAGCGAACATCACCGAGGCCAAGGAGTACTGGATTGCGGTTCACGCCGACACGGGTTCAGGGCTCATTCTCAGGGCTGCAGGGTATCTCACGTTCGCGGATGACGGCATGCCGACAGAGCCGCCGGAGCCCACGCCGCCGGGCACAGTGTACATGACTCAGGGTCAGGCGGATGCGAGGTATCTTCGGCTTACTGGAGGCGTGGTTACAGGGCAGGTGACTTTCACTGCGTCTCAGTTCATCCAGTTCGAGTCCGACGGATTCTACACAACACTCACGTCGGTTCCTGGAACAGACTACAATGTCCTGTCGTTCCCTGACGAGACAGGCATTCTGGCTACTCGGGAGTGGGTGCAGGCCAATGGGGCTGGAGCCACGAATCTGGCGATCGGAACCCCCGCGAACGTCAACACGGTCACCATCACCAGTGACACGGGAACCGACGCGGTCATTCCGGCTGCCACGACGACTGCCGCAGGCGTGATGACTACGGCTCAAGTGACAGCGCTTGCTGGTAAGGTGAATAAGGTTGGCGATACAATGACCGGGACACTCACGTTCTCCGGGACTTCGCTGGATGCAGTCAGGTTCCGCGTGCTGTCGAACACGACTCCCGGAGTATACACGGAGATCTACGGCGCATCGGTGGCGGTGCAATCTCAACTGTACCTGCCCACTACCGATGGAGTGTTCGCGGTCACAGGGATCACTGACGGGGTTCCCGACAAGCTCGGAACGTCGGCAAAGTGCGGAGTTGCGTCAGCTTCCAAGGGGGCCGTCGTCTACATTACTGGAGCGACGGGCAGCAATCCCATTTTCGGTCTAGCTGACGCGGACACAGAGGCTACGTCATCGAAGACCTACGGGCTCATCGACCGGGCTTGTGTACTCAACGATCATGCGATCATCATCACCAACGGGATCCTCGATGGTCTTTCGCTTGCAGTTCCAAACACACAGGAAGGTGCGGCTCTTTGGCTATCGACCACGGCAGGTGGCGTTGTTTCAGGATCTCCCCCAGCAAAGCCAGCACACAGTGTCTACCTCGGAGTCGCAACAAAGGTTGCAAACGCCGGGGCAGCAGGCGCAACGATCCAGACAATTGAGGTCAATGTTCAGAACGGCTACGAGATTGGAGAGCTTCACGATGTTGCTGACAACACTGCAACAACCATTGGATTCCTCGTAAAGAACACAGGAACGTCGGATGGATTCTGGAGAACGCGAACCGCATCCCAGGCTAGAGGTGATCTTAGTCTGGGATCAATCGCCACACAAGCCGCAGACAACGTCAGCATCACGGGCGGCACCATCTCAGGACTGACTTCCATTTCATCGGTTACTGGCGCGATCACAGGCAGTACGGCATCAAACGGCACGACATCCGGCGCACTGGTCGTCACTGGCGGCGTTGGCATTGGTGGAGCGCTATATGCGGGCGCGGATTCGTTTATTAATGGTGTGCGTGTTGGACGGGGGAATGATCCAATCAATTCAAGCACAGCAGTGGGTGCATCTGCTCTTGCTGTTTCTACGCGAGGCGCGTCAACGATAGCAATCACCACAGCAGGCAGCGGTGGAG